CAAGGGCGTCGTAGTGGAGGTGCGATCATGGAACGCGAAGCAGGCAAAGGGGTTCACTGTCCAAGCCAAAGCGCATCCGAACGTCAAAACCGCGCTGGCTGGCAAACGCCCCGGCATGAGCCAGTCTATCGGCGGTGATGCACAGGTATTCAGCTACACATTCCCAGGGCTGACTGTCGCGGAGGCGCAGGCCAAGGCGAATGCGCTGCTGGCCGAGATCAGCAAGCAAGAACTGCGCGTGATGATCGACATGCCGGGTGACATTGCGCCCAGCAAAGGCCAGATCGTGCGCATCAATGGCACCGGCAGCGTGTTCGACCAGCCATTTTACCCATTCCAGGTGCGGCGCACGATGGACTTGCAAAACGGATTCGCTATGAGCATTCACGCGAAGAACCACTCGCCCAATTCGACGGTACTGGCATAATGAATCATCTTGTCAACCAAATGATGCAGCGCATGGGCGCTCAGGCCGCAGGCACGTTCACGGCCCGCATGGGCACCGTGTCGGCATACGATCCCGGAACCTACGCTATTAAGGCGACGATTGAACCCGAAAGCGTGGAGACTGGATTCATGCCGTTGCTATCGCCGTGGGTAGGCGCAAATTGGGGCGCGTTCTTTGCGCCGGAGATCGGGGCGCAGGTGCTGATCCTGTTCCAAGAGGGCAGCTCGCAAGTCCCTGTCGCCGCGCTGTTCGCTTTCTCGACGGCCAAGCCGCCCGTGGCCGTGCCGAGCGGCGAAATGCTGCTTAAACACCAAAACGGCAGTCTCCTGCATTTCGACAATGCCGGCAATGTGACGATGACGGCCAATGCCGCCATGACGCTAAACGCGCCCGGAGGGTGTACCATTAACGCAAACACTACGATCAACGGCAATGTGCAGACAAACGGCAACATGCAGGCCAGCCAGAACATCAGCGACCTGAACGGTACGCGTGGATCAATCGCATCTCTGCGCAGCACTTATGACGGCCACACGCACGGCGGCGTACAGCCTGGCGGCGGCAACACCTCAACCCCGAGCGCAACAGTATGAGCATCGCCCACTGGTACGGAAACGACATTCAGCTCGCGCTCAATGGCGACGTGGCGATTGCCACCGGCGTCGACCGCGTATCGCAGCGCCTGCTGCGCGTGTTGCTCACCAGCGCGCAGGACTACCTATGGCATCCGGCCTACGGTATCGGAGCCGGTAAATATATTGGAGCGGCATTGTCTCCCGCTGTCCTTGCCGTCCTCAAGGCGAAATTCCGTGGCCAGATTCTCACCGATCCCGATGTTGGCACGAATCCGTTGCCAAAAATCATTTTCGACACAGCGCAGCCGAACCTGCTGGGCGTGACCATCCAATACAACTACCGACCAAGCGGACAGTTGCAAACTTTGAGCTTCAATATCGCCAATGGCTAATCTGAACACTCTCACCTTCGCGCAGGTTGTCCAACAGATCGCGGCGGCGGCGCAAGCGCAGTCCCCTCTGCCGTTTAATTTGGGTAGCCCTGAGCTTGCTTTGGCCGAAGCCGATGCTGGCGTGGTTATGTGGCTGCAAAGCATGATCGTAGAAGTCCTGACAGAAACGAGGGCCAGCACATCGCAGGGCGCGGATTTGGATTCCTGGATGGCCGATTTCGGCATCGTGACGCGCAAGCCGGCCATAGCCGCCACAGGGAGCGTGACGTTCTCCCGGTACACCGCGACGGCGCAAGCCGTCATTCCGGTTGGCACATTGCTACAGACATCGGACGGCACGCAGCAATTCACTGCCATTGCGGACACTACGCAATCGGCATGGAATTCGACATTGAACGCCTATGTCATCCCATCGGGCACGGCTTCTGCGAATGCGACCGTGCAGGCCGTCACACCGGGAGCGGCGGGGAACGTCAATGCGAACACGATCACCACGATTGCGCAGGCATTGCCTGGTGTTGATACGGTTACGAATTCGCAACCATTTACAAACGGCCAAAATGCCGAGAGCGACGCCGCACTGTTGCAGCGCTTCCAGCTCACCCTGGCCGGTCTGAAAGATGGCATCAAAGCATCCGCTGCGGCAGCGATTGAGGCGCTGCAACTCGGCGTGCAATTTTCCATCGTCGAGAATCAAACCCTCGCAGGGCAAACGCAGAATGGCTTTTTCTACGTCATCATCTCGCCATACAACACCACAACGCAGCAGGCGGTCTATTCAGCGGTCGATTCTGTACGCCCATTGTCAGTCACTTTCGCCGTCTATGCGGCCACGCAACTCGCGGCGGATGTCTCCGTCACGGTGACGGCAGCGGCAGGCTACACCCATGCGCAAGTCGCGCCAGCGGTTCAAACCGCCATGCAGAACTTCATCGCGCAGACGGCATTGGGAGCAGGACTGAACTACTCGCAGCTCTACGCGATCATCTGGGGCGTCCCCGGCGTGGCAGACGCGACGGGGCTTTTGCTCAATGGTGGAACGACAGACATTTCTGGCAACGCGCAGACGGTTATCGTCCCTGGTGTGATAACGGTGAACTAACATGACTGGTGATTCTCGGGACATGCTGCAACGCTTGCAGCAGGGCTTGCCAATCGGCTGGTTTGGCGACAACGCCACCAACGTGCGGACGATCCAATCTGGCACGGCATGGGCGCAAGCCAATATCTACAACCAGATCACCTATGCCGCAATGCAGGCGCGTATTCAAACCGCAACCGCCACGTTCTTGGACATCGTGAGCCAAGATTTCTTTGGAGTCGGCGTTCTACCTCGCTTGCCGAACGAGACGGACGGCGGATTCAGAACGCGCATCCTGGCAAACTTGTTTGTCAAAGGCCCGCGCCGCGCCGATATGAGCACCGTGCTTGCTTTGATTACAGGCCACACGCCAACGATTTTCGAGCCGAGCAACACGACCGATTCTGGCGGGTGGGACGGCCTGTTTTTCTGGGATTCGCCGTTAGGCAAATGGGGCGACCCGATGCCTTATCAATCATTCGTCACAGCCTATCGGCCAACAGGTGGCACGATTGACCTGGGAGAATGGGATGCGCGCCTATTCCTTGACGCCTACGGTGCGTGGAGCGACGGCACACCGACCAGCACCACGGATGCGGCAATCATCGCAACAGTGGAGATCACTCGGGCGCTTGGGACTGTTGTCTGGCTGCGCATTGCCGACGGGCCAGTGACGCCATAACATTTCGATTTTCCTTTAGCCTCCTTCGGGCGGCTTTTTTATTTCTGGAGCTACAATGGATCGTCCTATCGTTTACACGCAAGAGCAGGGCCGCAGCACGGACTTCCTCTTTGCCAGCCGCGCTACCATGATCGGTCTTGGCAAGCTCGCCAAGGCCATGCTGGGCGCAAACACCATCATCGAAGGGCTGGCGGTTGCGCCAACAGCCCCGGCGTCTCTGGCCGTACAGGTCGGATCGGGGCAGATTTACAGCTTCCAGCCCGTTGACGCGTCCGCCTACGGCATCTTGCCTGCCGACACGTCTGACAGCATCGTCAAGCAGGGATTGTTGATGCAGGCGACCACGCTGAACACGCCAGCGCCTGCCACATCTGGATACTCGATCAACTATCTGATCGAAGCGGCGTATCAGGACAGCGACACCAATTCTGTTGTTCTGCCCTACTTCAATTCCGCGAACCCTTCACAGCCGTTGATCGGGCAGAACAACAGCGGGGCCGCGCAGGCGACCCAGCGCCAGGGGCTGTGCGTGGTTCAGGTAAAGGCCGGTGCTGCCGCAACAACGGGATCGCAAACGACACCAGCGGTTGACGTGGGCTACACGGCGCTTGCCGTGGTGACGGTGGCCTACGGGCAATCCTCGGTGACATCTTCCAACATCACGCCAGTGGATGGTGCGCCGATCATCAGCAACTTGCTGACGATGATGCAAACCGCGTCGCCCATCACCGCTCATGACGTAGGAAGCGTAAACGCCTACGCGATGAACCTGCAACCCGCGATCAGCGCATACACGCCTGGCATGATCGTGTCGATCCAGAACATCAATGCCACAAACACTGGTGCCTCGACGCTATCCATCAATGGGCTGCCGGCGCTCCCGATCTACGGGCCTGCGGCAACAGCCATGCAGGGCGGCGAACTGGCGGCAGGCTACGGCGCGATTCTGCGCGTGAACGCTGCGGCGACGGCGTTTGAACTGGTGGCGACGACAGGGGGCAGTCTGCCGGTTAACGGCGCAACGAAAAGTAATCAAGCGGTAAATTTGGGGCAATTTACAGATTCATTAACAGTTAGCGGATACCAAAAACTACCATCTGGATTGATTATTCAGTGGGGACTTTACTTGGCAGCAAATGCAAACACACTTTATACGATTGCGCTACCAATCGCTTTTCAAAACAAATTCCTTACTGGAGTAACTTCACCACTTAATAACAATACCACTACCTCATCTTGCCAACTCTCTTTCCCAAACAATTATCAAATAACTTTGGTTTCCTCCGTGGCAAATGTCACACTCGGTTGGATTGCAATAGGTTATTAAAGGAAAACTAATGTTTTATTCAAAATCCACCGGCGGATTCTATTCGCTAGAAATTAACGGCACCAACATCCCAAAAGATGCGATTGAAATAACTGATGACGTGTATGCCGCTTTATTTTCTGGTCAATCGAACGGCCAACAAATCATCTCTGATGCAAATGGTTATCCCATTCTCCAAGAACCGACAGCCGCGCAGCTTCTCGCACAAGCGCAGGCCGCGCAGATTGCCACGCTCACTGCTGCATACCAGCAAGCCATCCAAGCCGCGGTGAGTTACACCAGCAAAGGCGGCGTGACCAAGACATATCAGGCCGATCCGGGCAGTGTGGCGAACCTGCAGGGCATGCTGCTGGCCTTCGGTGCCACGCAGGCAGTTCCGTCCGGCTTCTATTGGGTGGCGGCTGACAACACGCAAGTGCCGTTCACCTACGCTGATATGCAGGGACTGGCACAGGCATTGGGCACACAAGGCGCGGCGGAGTTTCAGCACTTGCAGACGCAAAAGGCCGCTATTCTTGCCGCGACTACAGTCGATGCAGTCCAAGCAATCACATGGTAACGCCTCCCAAAAAGGAGCCGGATCGCCATAACAAGGAGTGATGCGGCTTTGGCTCTTTTCCGCTTGTTCAATCTATATATTATCTGAATCATGCCAATCGACAACAGCATACACGCCCACGAAACCAGATTAACCGTGCTCGAAGAGCAAACGCGCGAGATACGCAGCACGCTCAAAGAGCTTGCTACAGACATGCGCCGATTGGCCGAGGCCACGATCCAACAAGCAGAAGACCGGGCTGCACTCAAACGGGCTTTTGAACAGATCGAGCGAATCGACAACCGGATCACCGACCTGCAAAAGAACGTTGAGAAGGCCGAGAAGGAGCGACTGGAGCGATCCGCAAAAGCCGTCGAGCGCGATCTCAGCCAAATCCGGGAAGATAAGAGAAAGTTCTACTGGATGCTGGTGAGCTATGGGATGGCAGCAGTCTGTGGGGCAGTATTGGCGCACTTCGGAATCACGGTGCTGAAATAAACAGTTACGCCGATTTTGATAGCCGCCGCGCATTGCCGCCTAGCGCCGGATAGCGCCCGCTAACGCCGCTAACGGACGCTAACGGACACCACCATTGACAAAGGAAAACAAATGATTAAGCAGACACGGGGCGAATCAAATTGTAATCCAGGAAATATTGAACGCAGCGCCACGAAATGGCGCGGGATGTGTGAACAGCAAACCGATGCCAGGTTTGTCTCATTCCAGACGCCGCAATACGGCATCCGCGCATTGGCTACCGTGCTACTGACGTATTACCGCCAGCATAACCTCAAGACTATTTCAGGGATCATTAACCGCTTCGCTCCACCTAGTGATAACGACACGCAAAGCTACATCATGGATGTCGCTAAAGAGGTTGGGGTAAAACCCGATGAGATCATCAATGTCAGCAACCGGGATACGCTTGAGAAGCTGGTGACGGCTATCATCCGGCACGAAAACGGGCGAGTGCCATATTCGCCGGATATTATACGGGCTGGAATTGATCTAGCATGAACAACGACGACAAGAGGCGAAAATGGCGATACTTCGACGAATAGTTGACGCGGTAAAAGGCAAGGCCCCACTATCGGCTTCGCGGTCGCCAAAGTGGCCTTCCACAAGGAAAGCGCACCTGGTAGGTCATCCTCGTTGTGAGGTCTGTGGCGGGACGAAAAGCCTGGAAGTGCACCACATTCTTCCTTTCCATCTGCATCCCGAACTTGAATTAGACGATAAAAATCTAATCACGTTGTGCGAATCGGATGAGAACGGAGTCAACTGCCATCTGTTTTTTGGGCATTTGGGGGATTTTCACAGTTACAACTGTTCAGTTTTATCCGACTCGCCACTATGGCGTGAAAAATTGAGGAACCGGCCATGAACAACGACGAAAGGAAATGATAAAATGGAATACATTAAATTATTTTTTCAGGCCATGCGCTACGGCTCTCAACTGGCCGACTCTGCCGTTTGGAAGAACCGTCAGCAGTCAGGAAACGCAATTATCGGCGTTCTCACGGTCGGCGCCGCCCTGCTCGCACATAAGGGAATTGTTCTTACGCATGAGGACATTGTTTCTATCGCTGGCGCTTTTTCCACTATTGGCTTCGTGTGGAACGGCTACCTCACCCTCGCAACCTCTAAATCTGTCGGGTTCGGAAAAGCAAGTGCAGATGCAGCCGAAGCCAATCCACAAGTGCAGCCTGGGCCTATCGTTTCTGCTAAAGACGGCGGAGAGGCGGCAAATACAGAACCCGTTCGCAATAACGAGTCTGAACCCGGACAAGGACAAAGCGGATCAGACGCCTCCAGATCAGTCTGGAGCAGTGGAACCATTATGGGGTGAATTGTCCGGCCTGAATGTTTTTATCGAGTGCATCAACTAACCACAAAGGAGCTTCACATGAACTACCTGCTTTTGATTCAAACCATGATTTCTTCCATTCACGCCGTTGAGCAACTGATGCCAGAAAGCACAGGCAAGCAAAAGTTTGACGCCGCAGTGACAATGGTCGAAGCCGTCATCGGCGACGTTCAGCCCATGATTCCGGCACTGACGATGGTTGCCACCACCATCGTGAACGGTCTGCGTGCCGCCGGCGTCTTTAAGGCCAAACCAGTCAACGCCGTTGCCGCGAAGTAATAAACGGCAGTAGCCCGACAGAAAGCAGGCTTATGATGCCTGCGCGGTGCCGATATTGCTTCTCCGGGGGCTTGGCGCTGCCGCTGGCGGCGCTGGCGGCGATGGTTGATTTATGCCGGTGTGCGTGTGGGAGGCGCTTCGCATTCTGGCGAGTAATTGATAAAACCAACACCCAGTCGGCAACTGGCTAAGCCAATGATTGACGGAATACTCAACCGCCACTTTTGCTTCCTTTGCTGTCTGGAATTTTCCAGGCCATTTGACGCCAGGTAGTTTGCATGTAGCGGTATATTTCATTACTTCGTCCCTGGAACAGGAACTGTCATAATGAACACATCCAACATTCCACGGCCCAAGAAACAACGCTTCGCTGATTGAATGCTTCGCGGTATCTTTCTTCCATTCCATTTCATTCCATTTCATTCTCTTTGCGTAGCCTTTTTTGGACAAGTCAATTTACTGAACCCACCATAGAATTTTCCAATTTTTCTATAATGGGTTAATATGATTAAAGTGTTGTTCGTTCAATAGAATACTCAATGGAGTCGAGTGCGTTATCTATAGCGAAAATTTGATCTTGGATATCTAAAAACAGTGGAGGATAATGGTCTGTACGGATGTATCCTTTATCCGCTAACGGTGGAGTGTCAGTTGCCATTACTGGATACAACTTTTCATTCGCCGATTCTGCAATTTGTCTTGCTCTTTGCGCTAAGCGTCGTGTTGATGCCACTACATCTGTTGCTATTGATGAGTGTCCCTCCGGCACAAGACAATCTTGATTGCTGCGGGTAGTCGTGTTGACTTTCTGATCCATTCTATCTTCTCCTTTACTTAT